TGCTGCATCATTAATACCAATCCAGCCTACTACACCCCATGAAGCTGTTGCGGTAGGGAATGTAACGTCAGCAGAGTTTGTAGTTACACCGTTAGAAGGTGCAGCAAATGTGACTGCTGTTCTAGCGTATGAACCACCTGATACTTCTGTACCACTACCTGCGTCTGTAGGGTCTGAAGTCCATAGTGATACATATACTGTTGCGACTGATGTATATGTTGTGTTACGTAAAGTAGCGTTGATTAACGCATCTTCTAAAAAATTACTCATTTCTGCCATGATTTTTCCTTTATCTTGGTGTTACGCTTAATGTTGTGTATGGATATGTTGAACCTAAATCACTCTTCTTAATATTAGCAATTGCTCTATCGTATAAAGCAGACCATGTCGCTATTCTTGCGTCATTCATTAAATACGGTTCTGCCTCTGCTAGAGTTGCGTAAAGTAGAGCATCTGGATAGTATGCTAAGAACAAGTTACTAGAAGTTGTGCTAGAAATAAATGTTGGTTGAGCATAATATAAAATTTGAATGGTATAGCTAGAGTTTTGACTAGGTGCAAATTGAAACTCTGTGCCTAACATTGTAAAGTAATGTGAACGACCTGATAATGATGTTTGACCATTACGGAAAAACAAGTCAGGTGATTGATACTCTAAGATAATAGGTGGGTTACCTTGAAAGTGCATCTCTCTTAACTCTAAGAAGTCGCTAGGAAATGCTACCTTGCTATCTGTAGGTGTAGTTGTTGCTACTTTTAACATAGCTTCTGTTCTTAAGTCACGACTCATTCTTAACTGTGCCATCTGAATAAAATCAGGTATGACAGTTGTCAAGTCTGTTCGTGCTAAGTAACTTTCTACTGTAGTTACAAAGCTACTATAAGTTGTAAATGCCATCTAATTGTCCTTTTAGTCTATCCCAGCACTTGTCCATCTCATCTTTATGCCATTCACTAGCAGCTAATGAGCTTAACCATGCTGTTCTGTCAAAATATGTTAAGTTTTCTATGTCTTTAATGTTATTGGATACAGGGTTTGCAGGGCTATAAGGTGAACCTATGACAGGCACACCACGAATAAGTGCTTCTACATCTGCGACACTACCAAAACTCACAATGACATGAGCTTTTTCTAATGTTTGTTTAAAGTCACCTTCGCCTTTACGCTTAATGACAATCTTTCTTTCTGTATGTTTTCTAATCTCTTCTACTGTTCTGTCTAACCAATTAGAAGTTTGGTAAATATAAGCTATCTTTTCTGGTGGAGGTAACACAACTACGTTTTCACCACTACGATACTCGTGAACTTTAGGTGTTTCTCTATCTGATACACGCCAATCTGTGCAATGGTAGTTATTAACACAGAATCTAGCCCATTCTAATTCAGATGACCTGTGAAAGTAGCCATGGTCTATTAGAATATAGGGTATTTTTTGTTCTCTACAGGCTATTTGTATTTTATCTGCGCCATGTAAATTACCTACTATGACTGGAATAGACTTGTTATCCCATTCCTTTGTTAAAGTACCCTTACAATGCGTTTGCAAGCGTTTTAAGACGTTATCTCTGCGTTCTATGCCACTCAGTATTAACTGCATCTAAAACCTGCTCTACGGTGATTGCTTTGCTTTTTAGAAGGCAATGTTGACATACGCTATCATAAGTCCCACATGGCTCTGAACCGTCATGTATATTTCTATGGGTGTCATATCCTAAGTGCCTCGGTGAAGTAAAACCTGTCCATATTACTACGGAAGGTATGCCTAATGCTGCTGCTGCATGATGTAAACCACCATCTGTGCCTACAAATAACTTTGCTTTACTTAATACTTGTAATGCTTCTCTAAAGGTTGTGGTTTCTTTCCACTTTGTATATCGTTTTACAGTAACATCACCTAACTGTAGCCATGGTAAGTCATTTTTAAATAACTCTTCCCAACCATGCCATGCTTTATTAACTGTGTGTGCATAGACTCTTTTAACATTAGGCTCTACAACTATGTAGTCATTATCTATCTTATCTATGACTTTTTGTTCTTCGTGACTAAAGTATATCTCGCCTACTCTAGGTTTATAGTCATCATTAAATAATAACCGACCATTCTTAGTGCCTTTGAGATATGGTCTATGACCTTGATAGTTTTTAACCCATACTACGTCTGTATCAGAGTTACTAGCCATTCTAGGATTGTTAGCGAATACTTGACCATCCCATGACATTCTTACACCATCACCTAGCTTTACTTTCTTACCGGTTCTTTCGTTAGCTTCTTTAGCATCACCAGATGCCATTAACCAATCACCAAGTCCCATTTAACTGTTTAGCTACCTTATTGATAACTTCTTTCCAAGTATCATTGTCTTGGTAAATTAGTCTCATGTGACGATACCAAGGCATACTAGGTTGAGCATAACGCCATTGATGCCATGTAGGAACTAGACACCATGTCTTTACACCCATAGCTGCTGCACAATGTTGAGCAGTTGTATTTACACCTAAGACCATATCACATTCAGCTATTAACGCTGCTGTATCATCATAGTCTTTTGCGCTTGTTGCAAAGTCAAAGTATTTAACACCGTCTAATTTGCGTTCTACGCTATAATCTAAACTGACTATCACATAGTCTTTGAGCTTTAATAATGGCTCTATATCTTCTTGTGTTAGCTCACGACCTTTAGCGTTAGTATGTTTAATACCACCTTTAGTCGTAAGACCTATAACTTTCTTACCCCATGAGTCAAATAACCCACGCCACATAGTACGTCTTTCAGGGTCAGCTTTTAGATAAGGTGTGCCAGGAAAGTCTTTATTCGTATGTCTAAAGAACTGTGGTAAACCACCTATTGCACATCTATAATCAAACTTCTTATCAGCTAACCATTCAGGGCTATCTTCTTTACGAGTGCCATGCACTTCTGCTTCTGGAAAGCTACGTTTAAATAATCCTTCTAGTCTTGGGTCACAGTCTATATAGACTTGCTTACTAGAGCTAATAGCATCAGGAATACAGCTACCATAAAATATCTCATCACCTAGACCTTGTTCGCCATAGATAATAGGTGTTTTATCTTTAGTGCCATCCCATCTTGACTCGTCACCATATACCCATTCTTTACGGAACTTGCCACCTAGTGACTTATGCCATTCTGCCCAACCTTTATCCCATTCACCTTTAGCTAAGTAAGTGTGTGCTAGGTTTAGTTGACCATGTAAGTCGTTAGGGTTACATTCTAAAGCCATCTTACAGGCTTTCTCTGCATCATCCCATTTAGATGTTTGTACTAGCGTTGCTGCTGCATTAGAATAAGCTAATGCGTATGTAGGGTCTAATTCTGCTGACTTTAAGAAATACTTTAGAGCATCTTCATACATGTTTAGTTCATGTGCTGCACGACCTAGTGATGTCCATATAGCTTTATTGCCTGGCATCTCTTGTAATGCTCTACGGAAGAACTGATATGCAAATGCAGGCTTATCGCCCATTAACCAGATATAACCTAAGAAGTTTAGTGTAGCAGCTTCATTAGGATATTCTTCTAATACAGAATATATAAGTGGTAATGCTTCGTCATACTTTTCTTGATTGATAAGGTCATGTATGGCTAATTGTATCTTTTGTATTTCTTCTTTATCCATTCTTTGTTGTCAACTTGAGATATGGATAGTTTTCGTTTATTTCTTTTACAAGAGCTTTAGTGTGGTCAGGGTTATACATATCTATACCCTTTTGCTTTAACTGCATTTCCACTACAGGTGGAATACTAGCAAAGTGCGCCCATTCTTCTTTAACACCTTTATCCCATATTGCAGGGTTATCTCTTGCTTCTTTAATCTTGTCTAACATGCCACTCAAGTCTTGAGTAGAGGTTAGGTAGTATGTATCTTTAGCTGGGTCATAGTCAAAGTACTGACTTACACCTGTTACGCTATTGTGGTCAAATAATATTGGCATAATAAAAATACAACAGAGGGAAAATTAATTCCCTCCATTATATCATATCTAATTACTAAGCACCTACGTTTTGAATCTTAGCATGTGCATCTGGGTTTTGAACCACAAGTGCGTACTCTGCTGTTAAGAGCCATTTTGTTGAGTCACCAGTCTTAGCAAGTTCTTCTTTGCTTAAAGGACGTAGTGAAGCTAAACCAACATAGCCTGGGTCAATACATAGAACTGCTTGGTCACGCATGAAACGGTCAAGTTTCACAGTATGGTTACCGAAGTCAGAAACGTAAACGTCTGCTGCACCAGTAATTGAAGCCTGTGCTTTAACTTGTACGTCTACAAACTTAGTAGCAATACCAGCAAAGCCAGAGAAACGTGACTTGTTAGTAGCTGACATAAGAATTGTTGATGGCTCGCCACCGTCTGTCCAAGCTAATTGTAAAGCTGACTTTAAGTCTGCTTCAATGAATGTTACTGAAGTACCGTCTGTAGGAGCTGCTACTGTACCGTTTACGAAGCCAGGTGTTGTACCTGCTGTAGAACCTGTAGCTAATACTCGGTTAGTAATCCAAGACTCAATACCTGCTGATGTTCTAGCTGTTGCTGGACCACCTGCTGATGATGCTTGGTTACGTACTAAAGCATACTCCATGTCACGTTTCATTTCTTTACCAGCTTTCATAAGTTGGTAAGCAACTTCAGACTTACGACCATACTTACGTACTACGTCATATGTGTTTGAAATTTGAACTGTTTTGCGTGAGATTTGAGTATAGTTGCCTAATACTGTTGTTGCTGCTAATGTTGCGAATGAAGCGTCATCACCTTCAACTGAAGCGTTAGTAGCTGCTGCTGCTAATGCGTCTGTTTGCCATTGATGGTAAGTTTGACCTGCTGACATTCTTTTTGCCATTGATAACAATGGTGTGTCTTCTGGAGAAATATCAAAAATGATATCTTCAAATGACTCTGCTATACCTTTACCGGTATAACTATTGGTTGCTGATACTGCCATGATTATGGTTTCCTTTTAAATTAAAGCATGTTTTCTATAAGTTTTGTAGCTGCGTCTGATTTACCTGTCTTACGTAATTGCTCACGTAGGTTACGGTGGTTAGAGTTAGCCTCGGATTTACTGTCCTTTGCTCCAGGTTTCACGACTGGTTTTGCATTGGAAATCTTATTCTTTACCGTTGAGTTCTTTTGTAATTTGCGCCATTGCATAGCGTCATGCAATACCTTTACGTGACGAGGGTCAACAATTGAGTTAAGTTCTGCGTCAGAAAAACCATAATCCTTGCCAGTAGATAACAATGCTTGGTTAGTCTCAGGACTCCAATTTGGTATCTCTTTTGCTAGAATTTCTTTTCCTTTTGCTATCTTCTCAGACATCAATTGCGTTTGCTTCTGAACGACTTGTTGCTTTTTGGCTTCAAACTGTGAAACAAGTTGACTACGTTCTTGCTGTAGTTGGTTGTATGTAAAGAAAAGTTTTTGTGCTTCCACAAAGTCATTATCAGACAATTGTTGCCAATTCACGTTTGCATATTGGTTTAATTGTTGGTCTAATGATGTGATTTTTGCTACATCTTCAATTAAGACATTGTTAAGTTGCATTTGCTCTTGAAAGGCTTGCTCTTGAGCTTTTATACTCTCAGCATAGGCTTCTAGCTCTTTACGTTGTTCTGCTACTTGTTGTGTCTTTTGCGTGTAGTCTAAGCCTTGTTGAGCTAATGCTACGACTTCGTCTAGTGGTTTCTCAACATCTTCACCATTGACTTTAAGTTTAAGGATAGCTGGAACTTCATCTTGCGACTGTTCTTCTTCCTCAACCTCTTCATCTGGTTCTTCTGTTGCTTCTTCTGATTCTACTTCTTCAGTAGCTTCAGCCTCAGCCTCTAGTGGTGTTTGTTCTTCTTCTTCTTGAAGTTCAGGTGGTTTAACATCTGATTCAATACTATCACCAAGCATAGTCTCTAACCGACTTTGTGGTGACTGTTCTGGGACTTGGTCACTCATAGTTTTATTTCCTTGAAATTAGACAATAAAAAAGACTCCGAAGAGTCTTAAGTAGGCTTGTCCTTACCTAAATTCTTTTTGTGTAATATATTACACATTTTGCCTGTCAAAACGGTTTTCATTCAAAATACTGGAAAACAACTTCTGAATGAAACTAACCAAATACTTTAAATCTTGGCTTATCCGTTTGTATAGCTGCTAACTTACCTGTGTGCATCACGTCAGTAAGTTGCTTGTTTATTTGGTTTAGTAGTTGTAGTGCGATAACTAATTTGTTATGTGTCTTCTCATCACCTAGTGGACTGTTCGCCATACTAGCAATAAGACTTTCTCTTACCTTATCCATAGCTTCTTTGTAGATAGGGTTATCTAATATCTGTGTTGCTTGTTCACCACGTTTAACTTCTTCTAGTGACTTATCCGCCATATATCATTCCTGATTGTGCTTTGATTTGTGCGATAGCTAAATCTGTCTCAGCTCTTAGTTGTGCCTTGAAGCGTTCTAGTTCAGCTTGAGATGCTATTTTCTCACGTTCAATTATAACATCATTCTGTGAACGTACTTGTTCTTGTTGTAATTGTGCTTGAGCTTTTTGTTGCTCAATCTGTAACTGACCTTGCACCATAATCTCTGCTTCAGAAGGCTTGTCTTGTTGACCTTCTTGCTCAGGTGTATTAGCTGGATTAACCCAGAACTCTTCAGGGTTCTTAAAGCCTGCGTTCTGTGTAAGTTTAGCTAATGCGTTATATATCTTTTCAGGGTTAGTTAAGCCAACAGCAATAGCTTCTTTTTGCATATTCAAGATAGATGTTAAGTGAACCAATTGTTGGTCTTTATTACCTGCACCTAAGCCTACAGAGATAGATAAGTCTTTACGAGCTTTCCATTCTCTAGGGTCTACTTCTACCCATTTGTTACGTAAACGAATAATGTCTGGTTTAGTAAGTGTTGTTCTCACTAAGTAATGCACAAGTTTAAATAACTCTTTTACACCTGTCTCAGCAAATGTTCTAGCTACTAACTCAATACGTTGTTGAGACGCATTCATAATCTGTGCTACACCGGTAGCTGTCTTGTTAAGACTATTAGCATCTAAGCCTTGGTTATAAGCTGTGATACCTGTTCTCTTTTCTTTCATAGAGTCCATGTATTCAACCATACCGAATGATGATGCTGGTAGTGGTGGATGTGATAAAGGCATAATACCTGTACCTGGGTCACCATCTACACGAACAATACCACCTGGTCTTGACGTTAGCATATCATCTAGGTTTACTCTGTCAGAGATAGCATAACGACCATTGTTAGCTAGATACATATTATCTAACTGACCACGAATAAGAGTAGACTTAATGAGCTGAATGTCCATAGTCAAGTCAGCATAAGAACGACCAATATGTCTATGTGGCATTATCATAGGTGTGATACATGCGAAAGGTACATACTCACATTTCTCTTTATAAAGAACTGTGTTACCTAATACGACTACTCTATATCTTTCACCATCTAACTTAATGTATGTGTCTTTAACGAGTGCTTCTTGTGACTCAATAGCTCTATCATATTCTTCATCATAAATATCACGAGCATTAGACTCTTCTTCAAAAGTGTCTCGTAGGTCTGACATAATAGACTTGATGTATTCTAATGGCTTGTCAAACGTTTCAGCAATGTCAGCTAACTGCATAACTTCTCTGTGTTGAACAAACTTAGCATCTTGTAGGTTAGGACCATTAACTTCTACAGAAATCATCATGTTTTCTGGAGCTACGTTCTCAATATGAATCTCTGTTTCTTTTTCTGTAACCTTGAGCTTAACGTCATGTAACATAGGTTGCATAACTGTAGCTGGGTCAACACCATTCATAGCTGCTTGTTGATAGACAACATCCATGTTGACACTTGGGTCAGGGTAACCAGTATGCTCTAATACTTCTGTATTCTCATCTGAAGCCAACATTTGAAGTTGGGCGTCTGTCAACCCCTTGTATTCGTATTCTTCTTCTTCCTCTTCTTCTTCGGCATATACTTTTACATAACCGTTCTTAGAGAGTAGTGCGTCTTTAAACCATACGTAGAATATCTTGAAGCCTTCGTTTTGCTCCATCACTACATGGTTAATATAATCTGTTTCTTGTTCTGCTGCTTCTTGGTCTTCAGGACCTTTAGGGTCAAACTGAACAACCTTATCACCGGCTACAAAGACTTTTAAAAGTTGAGGGAGAGCTGA